AGACGTAATAACACCGGCAATCAACACCGGACTTGCAGCTAGACGCGCAAGACAAGAAATCAAAAACATGGCAGCACAAGAAAAACTGATAAAGCGCCAGGGCGAAGCCCTAGGCGCACCCGCCGCAATAGGAGACATCCTGGGCGGAGCAATCAGAGGACTAAAAGACAAACTATCAACCAACATAGAATACGGCGGCCTATGGGACCAGCTCGTCAAAGACCTAAAACTTGGCGGAACACCACACTCCGCCAGAGCAATAAAAATACCCCAAGACATAACCGTAGAACGCCAAGGCGACTACGAACGCCGAATGAAAAACAAACAACGAGCACGCAAACCACGAAGGAACAAATAAAATGAGCCTACAAACTAGCCTCAAAGAAAGAAAAATAATCCGCCACGGTGGCCCGTACAGAAAAGAGCGGATCAAATTCCCGAAAACGGGAAGAACGAAACAAAGTTTCAAAGACGAATGCGACATGAACCTCATCGTCGCAAAACACGCGAAAACAGGTGCATTAACGCACCTCAACAAATCAAGAGCAGAATACGGCTTCGCCAGTGGAGAAGATTTCTCCACAGCAATGAGAACCGTCACCATCGCACAAGAAATGTTCGATGGCCTACCGAGCTCAATAAGAACCAGATTCGCGAACAGCCCCCAAAACTTCCTAGACTTCGTGCAAGACGCCGACAACCTAGAAGAAGGGGCCAAGCTAGGGATATGGAAAACACCCCCAGCACCGGCACCAGAGGAGCCGGAAATAACACCACCAACGCCAGACATGGTGGAAAAAAGTGAACCGGATCCCGAAAAGGGATAAGGTGTCACTTAGCACAGTTACATCAAGTGAGAAACTGTGCAAAATCGGAGAGCCTATGACAAAAACCCGCAAACGCGACCGCCCAGGGCGACCAAAACGCCTTGGGCGGCGCTATTACCAAACGATTCAAAAATCACTCAATGGGGTACTACAATGGCATACCGAAAAAAACTTAGACGCAAAAGCTCAAGACGACTATTCAGCAAAACAGCAAGTCGAACCAACAAAAAAAACATCTCCCCGCGACCAATGCGCGGCGGAATAAGACTCTAAAAAAATGGCCTGCTACTCACCGATCACAGGCTACAGATCGCGGACCCCCAGCCCAAATGGGGGCTTCGCGATCACTTTTAAAAAAAGCAAATCCAACGGACAACAAGTAGAAGTTAGCTGCGGCCAATGCATCGGCTGCCGCCTCGACAAATCAAGAGATTGGGCCATACGATGCGTACACGAATCCCAAATGCATGAAGCCAACTGCTTCATAACGCTAACCTACAACAACGAAAACATCCCACACAACGGAAGCCTGAACAAATCACACTTCCAAAAATTCATGAAACGATTACGGAAACAAACAGATCACAAAATCAGATACTTCCAGTGTGGAGAATATGGAGAGAACCTACAAAGACCGCATTATCACGCCTGCCTATTCGGACACGACTTCGCGGACAAAGAGTTCTTCCAACAAAAAAACGGGAACGATCTATACACGTCCCGAGAACTAGAAAAAACATGGGGTAAAGGCTTCGCCACAATCGGAGAAATGACTTTCGAAAGCGCAGCATACTGCGCCCGATACGCCCTAAAAAAAATAACCGGCGACCAAGCACTAACCCACTATCAAACCGTCAACACAATGACCGGAGAAATACATCAGATACAATCTGAATACACAACGATGAGCCGAAAACCCGGCATCGGAAACACCTGGTACAACAAATACAAAACAGACCTCTATCCAAGGGATGAATGCGTGATCGCCGGTAGGATAATGAAACCACCGCGATACTACGCAAAAATGTACCAACAAGAGGAACCCGAGCAGTACGAGAATATACAAAAAGACCGAAAAAGATTTTTCGGCAAACACAAAAAAGACGCAACATGGCAAAGATTAGCCCAACGCGAAAAAGTAAAACACGCTCAAATAAATCAACTACCAAGACAACTGGAGAAAACAACGTGAAACATAAAATGTTCACAATTCACGACTCAAAGGCTAACGCCTACCTGCAACCATGGTTCCTAACACAAGCAGCCATGGCGCAACGCGCATTCATGGACTGCGTAAACGACAAAGAACACAACTTCGGGAGACACCCCGAAGATTACACCCTATTTAACATAGGAGAATTTGACGACCAGACCGCAGAAGTAACATACCAACACCCAACCAGCTTGGGCAACGGACTCGAGTACGTCAAAACAGAAAACACAACGGACGAGCAAATAGACCTATTCGACCCAATAGCAGACAGTCAACACCTGGGCGAACGTCCAACACAAGGCAACTCAGGAGACAAAAAATGAAACAACGAAGCGTAATGACGCATCAATTCAGCCAAGTCCCCCGGGCAGAGATCCCGCGCTCGAGCTTCGATCGGAGCCACGGATGCAAAACCGCGTTCGACGCGGGCTTCCTCGTCCCGATCTTCGCAGACGAAGCACTACCCGGCGACACCTTCAACCTCAACATGTCGGGCTTCGCCCGACTAGCCACACCAATCTTTCCAATCATGGACAACATGTATATGGAAACCTTCTTCTTCGCAGTGCCAATAAGACTCCTATGGGACAACTGGCAAAAATTCTGCGGAGAACAAACAGACCCAGGAGACAGCATCGACTTCACCATACCGATACTAACCAGCTTCACGCCGGCACTCGCCAGCTTAAGCGACTACATGGGCCTACAAACACGACAAGCACAAGCGCCCTCCGCACTATGGCATCGGGCCTACAACCTGATCTATAACGAATGGTTCCGAGACGAAAACCTACAAGACAGCGTTGTCGTGGACACAGATAACGGGCCAGACGCAATCGCAGATTACGTCCTGCTCCGCAGAGGAAAAAGGCATGACTACTTCACGTCAGCCCTTCCATGGCCCCAAAAAGGAGCGACACCAGTCTCACTCCCACTCGGCACCAGTGCCGAAGTACACACCGCCTCAGACGAAGGCGCCGCGGTCTCCGTATTCGCAGACCCGCAAAGCGCCTACCGCCTCCTATTCCCAGATACAGGAGCCGCACAAGTCGAAGTCGATCCCAGCGTTGGCACACAAGCACAAGTGCTATACGCGGACCTCTCAACAGCAACGGCCGCGACAATCAACCAACTCAGGGAAGCGTTCCAAACGCAAAAACTCCTCGAAAGAGACGCCAGAGGCGGAACAAGATACACAGAAATAATACGGGCACACTTTGGCGTTACCTCACCGGACGCCAGACTGCAACGCCCCGAGTTCCTCGGCGGCGGCAGTTCACCCGTAACAATAAACCAAGTCGCAAACACATCAGCGACAGCAACCGAACCGCAAGGAGACCTAGCAGGATACGGAACAGCAACCCTAATGAACCACGGATTCACCAAATCCTTTACGGAACATTGCATCCTACTCGGATTAGTGAGCGTCAGAGCAGACCTCACATATTCGCAAGGGTTGAACAGACAGTTCAGCAGAAGCACCCGCTTCGATTACTACTGGCCTGCCCTCTCAATGATCGGAGAACAGGCCATACTGAACCAAGAAATATACCTAACCGCGACACCCTCCACGAACATAGCCGTGTTCGGATACCAAGAAAGATACGCGGAATACAGATACAAACCTTCGATAATAACCGGGATCATGCGACCCGAAGCAGTGGGAACACTCGCAGCTTGGCATCTAAGCCAAGACTTCTCAGTGCTACCCGTCCTAGACGCAGCCTTCATAGTGGACACGCCACCAATAGATCGCTGCATAGCCGTACCAACAGAACCGCACTTCATATTCGATAGCTACTTCAACATGAGATGCGCGCGGCCCATGCCGCTGTACGGAATCCCCGGACTCATAGACCACTTCTAAGGAGAACAAAATGGCATTTCCTTGGGCAGCACTACTTGGCGGAGCCGCCTCCCTAATAGGGGGGCGGCAACGCAACCGGGCCCAAATACAAATGGCCCGGGAACAAATGCAATTTCAAGAACGCATGAGCAACACAGCGTTCCAACGACAAACAAAAGACTTAAGCGCCGCAGGACTAAACCGAATTCTCGGAATGTCAGGAAGCGGCGCCAGCTCCCCCGCAGGAGCAATGGCAAACATACAAGACGTAATAACACCGGCAATCAACACCGGACTTGCAGCTAGACGCGCAAGACAAGAAATCAAAAACATGGCAGCACAAGAAAAACT